TCCGATGATTTCTCGTGAGGAAATCATACAGGAGGTTGTCCAAGATTTTGAAAGGCATCTATGTCAACAAGAACATTTTATTCAAGCAGCGAATGCTTTATTTGATAAAACTGACGATGTTGGCGTCTTTCGATCTTTTTATGATGATATGATTTATCCTTGGTTGCCTAAGAAGATTCCTATGGAATTTTATTTAGAACAAAAGTTACCCTGGACTTTACGCTTACAGCGTAAATTTTGTGTCACATATAAAGAAGAATCTATGCGCATAGTTGCACAAGATAGTGCCATAGAATTATCAAAGGATTGTAAAATCACAAATGAGATTCTTGAATCTCAATGTAATGTAGTTAAATCAGATTCTTCTGAGAATTCATTCCTTAATTGGTTAATGACTCGGCTTGACTGGTTATGCTATAAAGGTGTGATTTTGCCCAGAGTGCAGGGTTCTGTTGAAAAACCTGAGTATATTAATGTTCGCAATGATGATCATATATTTGATCGTTATAGCTATGAAACACATACTCAAGGACTTTTTAAACGCAAATGTAAAATTTTAATAAGTATAATACAGGATGCATTTAAAATCTGGGGTGAAAAGAATCTCTCATCTAATCATGATGTGGATGATTCTTCAATACAAACTAGTGACAACCAGATTGATGTTTCAGCAGAATTGTATTCTCCTGATACAAAAGATTTAATCAATTTAGATTTTGAGGATTATTCTCAGAGTTCTAATTGTTTAAAACCAAAAGTCCCTAATAAGTTAATTCTTAAAAGGGCAGATGATTTATTTATAAATGAATCTGAATTACGTATACCCATGAGCAATGATCCTTATATTCAGGTGAGCTCACACTTATCAACAATACCTTTGAGTAAACGAGAATTAGATGTGATTTTATCACGTCCTTCCGAAGTTAAATATGTTGGAAGATTATATCCTATTCACAAACAGTTTATCTCATTGATATTTACTCTAATTTTAGATGGAGTGAAAGTGTATTTTGTTACGGAAGTAGCAAAAGAGAAAGAACACATTGCTGATGTAATGAAGATAGCAACATTTAATGCTGGTATCTTACAAACACTTATACCAAAGGCTATCCGACGTATTGCGATTGGATTTTCTAAAGATACGTGTTCTATGAGTATTGTAAGACAGAAGAAATTTAAACATACACGCTATAAAGTAGAAGCTAAATGGCATGAATGGTATACAAATTATCTAGACCGTTGCGGTGCGGTCGAAACGGAAGATGTTATCTGTAAAGATGATATCGACTGTTTGAGCACAAGTTCGACCCAATCTGATCCGATTGGGATTTCATAAGTTTATTTAAACTGGTGAATAAAAGATGTTTATCTGGCGAGCTTGGAGCTCTTCAGACGTTTTACTTTTATTAACCAGCCTACTTATGAAATGGGAAGTGCTTATGCACCTATACCTGTAAAATTGCCCTGAGCTGATTTTGGTCAGCTTGGGGTTTTTGAGCAGGGGTGCGGTACCAGCCTATCC